GTTGATTCATCGGTGGTGCTAAACCAGGAGACCCGGACGCCCAGTCCCGGCCCGTTCAAGCGGGTAATCCAGTGGGCGTTCGAGCGCAGACTCGCAAAGTTAGAGGTTAGCGTAGCAGCACAGGCGTGCGCTGACCAGTTTCTTTGTGAGGACTGGGAGGAGGAGGGTGGAGACGTGGAACCTGTCAGTGTGGAGCACGGCGTGCTGTCCAACTTAAGGACGGTAGTGACGGCTTCATACAAGGGCAGGAACCACGCAATCCGGAGGAGAGCAGAACGGCGGTTCAAAGCCAGGGTCGTTGACTTGAGATTCCTCGTAGAGGAGTTGAAGGCAAACATAAACGGCCTAACCGAGTCGGCAACTGACATGGCCTTCCTGAGGTACAAAGCCAGGCAGCTTATAGATAACAAGATCGCTGCCAAGCAAAAGGACCTACAGGCAAGGAAAAAGGCGGAAGCTGACAAGGCTAAATTGTCGGAGGAAAGGCGAGCTCTAAGGCACGAAAACGGTGGCATCCAAACCAGGTGGGACAAGGAGACCCAGAGGATGGTAGATGCTATCGGTGCTGAAGAGACATCCGGCATGAGCGACAACTGGCTCAGCGACGTGAGACGGGCAAGGAATTTCCATACTAATGCATTGGTAGCCCTGTACCACGTGAAGACGGAAGATGAGGTCTTGATGGATAAAATCCTCGAGGACGCCTTGTCAGCCGTCCCCGCTGCCCGCAGGTGATGCTGCCGTGCTCTACTCAGTGGTGAGGATACAGCAGTTCCGTCGCGAAGTATTCGGGAGATCACCATTGAAGTGGACCACGGTGGGAAAAACAAGATTCCAAAGCCCCGGAACCTTGTCATTTGGGGCAACATCTCGTCTCGTGCTCGGTATAGTGCGCACAATAATTCCCTCACAAACCTGGTGCGAGGGATAGACGAGCGGATTTTCCACGTTAAAGATGCCAGTGGCGCGCTAGTAGCAACGCCGCAGCCACTGAAAGGTGCGTGGGAGTCCAAATTTACCTATTATCCACAGTTCTTTGCGGCTGAGGTGCCCAATGCTCGGCGGTTGACCTGCGCTCAATTTATTGACCAGTGTCCTAGCAGCAAAAGGCGCCTATATGCCCAGGCCGCGGAGGAGTGGATGAAGGTAGGGTGCACACCCAAACACGCGTGGTTGAAGCCTTTTGTCAAGTTTGAGAAATTAGACTTTGAATCGAAAGAAGACCCAGCTCCTCGGGTAATTCAACCACGAACCCCAGTGTATAATTATGCGCTGGGGCGGTACATACGTGCGACTGCAAGTAGCATGTGTCAGGCCATCGACAAGCTGTTCAACGGCCACCCCGTGGTAGCCAAGGGCATGACGCCGTCGGAAGTGGGACAAGTCATCTATGAGAAGATGACCGCTCACGGCGACGTTGTCGGCGTGCTCCTTGATGCCAAGAGGTTCGATCAGCATTGTAGTAGGCCCGCTCTAGAGTTTGAGCATCGCTGTTGGAAGGCGCCATTTGGTAGGAGCCGGCAGCTTGACTGGTTGTTAAAGCAACAGTTGAGTAACGTTGCCAGCACCTTCGTGGAGGGACACAAGTTGTCCTACCGCACCAATGGTGGCCGCGCCAGTGGAGACATGAATACGGGAGAAGGTAACTGCATCATCACTTGTTGCATGATGCACCGCTTCTGTGTCGAGCAGGATTTCCACTGGTTTGACCTGATCAACAATGGCGACGACTGCGTTCTTTTCCTTCGAAAAGGAGATTTGGCAAAGTGTCTCCGGAATTACAAGGATTGGTTTTTGACCCTCGGGTTTCAAATGGAGTTGGAGGCGACCTCTGTCTGCCCACTAGGGGTGGCAGAGTTGATGGA